CGATCATTACTATTTTAATAACAAGACAGAGAGAGAGATGCAAGAATACATTGCGAAAGCATTATCGATGTAAAAGGTAACACGAGGTAACACCTTTAGGTGTAAAGAAACCTAGTATTTATGCGGGTTTGCGGGGTTTGATACCGAGTTCAAATCTCCCTTCCGCTACTATTTTTTTAAAATTGAAAACCTTGTGAAGCCTTGATTTTACTGGAAGAAAGGAGATTCTGAATGGTGCCTTTTCTGAAAGTAAAAATCAAAGGTAACACCAAAGGTAACACGAATAAACGTACGAACGCTTAAGGCGTTCTTTTTTTATTGCAATTTTGGCGGTGATACGGCGGGAAACAGGCGTTATTTAGACGGTATTCTGGCGGTTTTACCGTCTTTTTTTATGCCACAATATAAGCAAAGGGAGGGATGATAATGTTTTCTGACGATGTTCTTGAGAAAATTTTTGCCAGAAAAGAATTGCAATCATTAGATTTGTCAACGCAGTCATCTATCATTCACGCAATCGAGGATGTTTTGGAGGAGGTTGAAGAAAATGAACATGAACGGAGTTTATCCGGCACCGGGATATAGTCAGCAAATTCCTTATCAGGCATCATATGGGTATAATCCATATGGTAATCAGCAAAGAATTGAACAGCCGCAAAATTATTTTCAACCGGCGCAAACACAGCAAATTCAGCAGCCACAAATGACGCCTATTGGAATAAATGGAAAAATTGTGCCTTCTGTTGAAAATATTACTGCAAACGATGTGCCGATGGATGGAAGCGTGGCGTTTTTCCCAAAGCAGGATATGTCGGAAATATACGCCAAAAGCTGGAACTCAGATGGTACAATCCGCACAATCGTTTTTAAGCCTGTTTTAAATGATATGACTAACAATTTATCGCATGAGACGGAAAAAATGAAATTTGACCTATCAGACGAGTGCACAGGGGCATTTATGGGAAAGTTTGACGAACTATTTGGGAAAATTGAACAGTTAGAGGAACGTATTGGTAAAATTCCGGTTCCACAGAAAAAAACTTCTCAAATTAAAAAGGAGAGTGAATCCGAATGAATCTGATGCAAATGATTTTGAACCAAATGATAAATTCTCCGCAGATGCAAAACAATCCAATGGCTAAAAATGCCATGCAGATGTATCAAAGCGGAGATACGGTCGGACTTAAGACAATGGCGGAGAATCTCTGCAAAGAAAGAGGAATTACAGTAGATGAAGCAAAGCAAAAGGTTATGAGTATGTTTAATCATTAGTACATTTTGGGTTGCGCGCACAATAACCGGTTATCCCATTTGTAAATAAATCAGATGGAGGTAAACAAAATGTTTAATGGAAACGCATCTCCTAGTCTTGCTGATATTGCAGCAGTGACAGGAAACGGAAGAAACAATGATGGCATGTGGGGCGGCGATGGCTGGTGGGCTATCATTATCTTCGCTATGATTTTTGGCTGGGGCGGCTTTGGCGGCAATGGCTGGGGAGGAAACGGAGGCATGGGAGCGACAGCATCTGCATACACCGACTCTGCAATTCAGCGTGGATTTGACACGCAGGCTATCATCGGGAAGTTAGATGGTATTGCAAATGGTCTCTGTGATGGATTTTACGCACAGAATACCGCCGTTATGAACGGTTTCCATGGTGTAGACAATGCAATCTGCAACCTTGGATATCAGACGCAGCAGGGATTTAATACCACAAATGTAACACTTATGCAGGCACAGAATGCTTTGCAGTCCCAGCTGGCTAATTGCTGCTGTGAGACCAGAGAAGCTATCCAGGGCGTGAACTACAATATGGCGCAGAACACCTGTGCGCTGCAGAACACCATGAACAGCAACACGAGAGACATTATTGACAGTCAGCAGGCAGGAACAAGGGCAATCCTTGATTACCTGTGCCAGGAAAAGATTTCTTCCTTACAGGCAGAAAATAACGACTTAAGAAGAGCCGCTTCACAGGATCGCCAGTCTGCATTGCTCACTACTGCAATGTCGGCACAGACCCAGCAGATCATCAACGCTGTAAATCCAGCTGCAATCCCGGCATATGTTGTGCCAAATCCTAACGCTTATGCGTATGGTTGTGGATGCAACACAGGATGTAGCTGCTAAAAGTAGTTGCTACACAAAATTGAATAATTGAGTATCTTAATTGAGTTTAACTCGACTATGTCTGCAAAAGCAGTATTACTTATAAGCGCAAAGGGCAGACTGAAATATGTTTGCCCTTTATTTCATGAATAGGAAGGTAGAATACATGGACGAAATTAAAAATAAATTTATCGAAGCAATCAAAAAGATTGATTTTGAAAAGCTTAACATTTCGGAGCTTAAAACTCTTGCGGAAATAACTGGATCAGTAGAAAAAATGGCAAAAAAAGATTATTCTGAGCTATTGATGGAAAAATTTTCTCCAGACCACGGATTTGTTTTTTCGAGCTCCGATACAAAAACAATAGCAGAATTAAAATAAGGAGGTCATATTATGGCAGAATTTACAGGAATTGCATTACAAACAGTTGCACAGGGCGAAGATGTAGCACTTACAGAAACTCCGGTATGCGCAACAAAATGCATTGTTCATAGACAGGGAAGCGGCATTGTTAAATTAAGAGGACTTACAAATCAGTGCCGGGCAAGATTTTTGGTATCTTATTCCGGAAACATTCAAATTCCTACAGGTGGCACAGTTGAAGCTATTTCACTGGCTATTGCAATTGATGGAGAACCGTTGCAGTCAACTCGAATGATTGTTACACCGGCGGCAGTTGAAAACTTCTTTAACGTTTCGGCGCAGGCATATGTGGACGTTCCTCGCGGTTGCTGTGTTACGGTAGCGGTACAGAATACTTCTGCGCAGGCAATCGAAGTTCAGAACAGCAATTTAATTGCAGTCCGGGAAGCGTAAGGAGGGCGGTTTTATGGATATTAAGAGAATGCACGAAATGATCGAAAAACTGTCTGAAAGCGCAGAGTGTGAGTTTGCAAAAGGTATCGAATGTGTAGATACAGAAGAGATGGGAAAAGTCACGGACATGCTTAAAGACCTTGCGGAAGCCATGTATTACCGGACGCTTACAAAATCAATGGACGAATCAGACCCAGAGCAGGTTCTTGATATGTTTGAGCGTTACGGAGACGGCAGACGGTATTATGACCGTTACCGGTATGCAGACGGCAGATTTGCGCCAAAGGGAAGAGGAACGCGGAGAGGATATGACGAGCCGCCTTACTGGCACATGACACCGGAAATGTATCACGATATGGAGCATGACCGCGACATTGATCGACCACATGGGCGAATGTATTACACAGAGCCTACAATTGCGGCAGATGGCGGTATGCGTGACCGCAGAGAGGGTAAAAGCGGAATGAGCCGTAAATCCTACATGGAAAGCAAAGAACTCCATAGAGGAAATACGCCAGAAGACAAGGATGCAAAAA